ATACAGGGGGATAAAGGCGATCAGGGTGATCAAGGAATACAGGGTATACAAGGTATACCTGGAATACAGGGTAATGATGGTATACAGGGTATACAAGGCGATAAAGGCGATAAAGGTGACACTGGAGATACTGGCTTAACTGGTAATACAGGTGCAGATGGTCGAGATATCAATTGGATATCAGCTCCGTGGCAAATAGGCGTTCCTTACAGCCAGTCTACTGAATTAGATGCCTTAGAACACAATGGAACTGCTTATATATGTAAACTAGATCATATATCTACTATTAATGATGAGCCAGGAGTCGGAGTAGCTTGGACTAGCTATTGGGACGTTATGGCTGAGAAGGGTGATCAAGGTGATCAAGGTATACAAGGTATACAAGGGCCAGTAGGCGAAGGGATGAAAATTGGGGGTACTATAGGTCAAGTACCCACTAAAAACTCATCTACTGATTATGATTGGGATTGGGCTGACTCTGCTGGTGGTGGAGGTGGTGGGTTAGTTCATCTTGTATCTTATGAATCAAGATTCGTTGATTTCGATCAAATGGTTATTGGTAGTGATCAAGGGTTATACTACTGTATAGATGATGGTAACTATAGAACTACTAGTTCTGGTTACCCACGTAGCGGTACTAATTGGGATGCTGATTTTCTACCCCTTGCTGGTAACCTAAATTACCACGGTGATTGGGATAATGGTGGTACAGGTGATCAAAACATCATTATGCCTAATGATGTTATCTCTTATTCATACCAAGAAGGTTCAGGGGCTAATTCTGGTAGAACTTTTGGTGGTCAGTTCATATGTATTGATAAGCACTGGACAACTACATTTGGTACTAATCCTTATGCACACTGGATAGATGTAAACGAAGACTATGGTAGAGATTCGTCTATATGGCGATTTATGGGTGCTGATCCTTGGAAGGGTGCAGGTTTAGTTACTAAATTTATACCTGTAAAAGACATGTGGTTACCACTTACTAACCCTTGTTCAGCAATTACTTTAACTGAAATAGGTACAGGTAGTGACCCTAAAAACTGTATCCATATTGCTTGGTTTGACCCTACAGTAGATGAATATATTTACTTTAACTTAGACTTACCTGATGATTTTGATCATTTTTACTACCCATTCCTTGATTTTAGACTTCACTGGACGGTAGCTGGTACAGATACAGGTGATACTGTTTGGAGGATCTACGGTAGAGGATTTGATCAAGGTGATAACTTAAATGCTTCTTTAAGTTGGATGGACGATATTACAGATACCGCTATTGGAACAGCTTATAAAGAACACGTAACTCCAGGATTTCCATTTGGTGCATATAGTTTCTCTGGACAAGATGATAAGACACTTAATATGTTCGCTATCCGTCGTAGAGCTACAGATAGTAACGATACTATGGATACTGCTGATGCAGGACTCTTAGGTATTGAAGTAACTTATTGGAAGAGATACGGTGCAGGAGCACAAAATGATGAGTTCTAAAACCCCAGGTCGGGAAGGGGATAATTCCCGGCACGTTGAGGTCGCCTGTTTGTGGCTCCTCTCAGGCGGCCTCAACACCTTTATAGGAGATTATTATGCCAGTTGTTGATTTTCCAAAACCCATAAAAGGTATAGATCAACTATCTAATGAAACTTCTTTGCTTGAAGGCACTGTTCGAGAGGCAGAGAACGTTACTATTGATAAAGATGGTAACTTTGAACGACGCGAAGGTTATACTCTTAGAGTAGTCGGTTCAGGTTACCATAGTTTATATAGTTCAATGCGAGGGTGGTTGCTTGTTTGTCAAAAAAATGTTATAAATGTCTTCGACCCTGAAACATATGGATTGACCCCAATAGCAGCAATGGAAGCTAGTTATCTAACATCGTTTACGGAACTTAACGATAACCTCTACTATACAAATCCCGGTGCATCTGGCATGTTCAGAGTGAACGAAGATGTTCACAGAAGCCTCGGAGTTAAGTTACCTGATATAGAACCACAATTTAGTGGTTCTGAAAATGGTACATTGCCTCCTGGCACATATGGAGTAACTTATACTTTCATTGATATAGCTGGAGAAGAATCTCCAACAGGTAAAGTTGTGACTGTTGAGCTACCCGATGGGGGTAGTATAGTAGGAACCCTTTTTACTATCGTAGCTAATTGTAAATATCGTATTTATATGACTACTGCTGATGGTGAAGAACTATACCAAGCAGCAGAGTTTGATGCTGATACAGCTTCTTATACTGTATCAACACATACACAAGAAAGACAAGCTGATACATATCAACTTAAACCTCTACCCTTCGGTATGATAATTCGTAATCATGGGTCGAGGTTATTTGTAGCTACTACAGATATTGTTAGCTATTCGACGGCCTTTAGGCCACATCTTCATAATCCAGCTAAACACTTCTTTCCTATCGTAGGTAATCCCTATATGATGGAATCTGTTGAAGCTGGTTTATTTATATCTGATAGTACTGGTGTTAAATTCTACCAAGGTAGCGATGCTGCTGAGTTTGTAGTAATAGACGCTTCACCAGAACGTGCTATCTATGGAACAAGTGCGGTAGTACCAGGAAAGTTCATGAGTGAACGTTTCCAAGAGTATGACCGTGTATGTGTTTGGTTAACTCGATCTGGTTATCAGGTTGGGTTACCAACAGGTGAGGTAGTCGCCTTGCATAACGAGCAAGTGAGACTGCCTAATTACGTGCAGGGGTGTTCTACTTACTTTACCCATGAGGGTAAAAAACAGTTGGTAGCTCCGGTACAATCTAACGAGATTGATGGTGATAACCTCGCTGTTGACTCGTCTATTATGTAGGAGACTTAACTATGTTTGCCAAAGATCTGGTTAGGCACTCCCGCGAATTTCGCCGGAATGTTGCCAATCATAATTATGAGCGTACCGAGTCTGGTATTCTCTTCCCTTCAATGAATGCCCACATGCAGGGTATCTACGCTACATCTATCAATGATGAAGAGTGGGTCGAAGAGCATAATATCATACCTGATGAAGGTTTGAATCATGTGCTTGATGTGACACTTGCTAATGGCACTCAAATTGCATCTTGGTATATGGCACTGTACGCTAATGCCTATACTCCAACTGCTGCTTTGACTGCGGCTCTGTTCCCCGCTACTGCTGGTGAAATTACTAGTGGTTCTGAGGGTTATTCAGAAGCTAACCGTGTAACCTGGACTCCAGATGCCATTGATACTGTTAATACTGAAGTTATCAATGATACTACTCCAGCGGCTTTCACGATTGTAACCGCTAGTTCTCTCGCAGTTAACGGTGCAGCTTTACTGTCAGTTAATACTAAAGGTTCTACCTCTGGTGTTATTCTGTCTGCTGGACGCTTCCCTGCACAGCGTAATCTGTCTGATACAGATACGTTCAATGTTAAATATAAGATTGACGTAGACGCTGTATAATGGGTGAACGCTTTCCTTATTTGGTACTACAAGGTGATAAGGAACGCGCTGAGTCCTATCTTCGACGCGCCCGTGCGGAACTGTATAGAACTAAAGAGCTTGCAGACCGCATGGGCGTTGAGGATTACCAACGTCTTGTTAAACTTGATGAAGATAGTTATATCATAACAAAGGTTGTAAGGGGTGGTATAGAAATTGTAAACATATACGCTCCTCCATTTCTGCCTTCGCAACCTATACCAAGCGAAGAAGAAGATATTTCTCTCATTGAGTCTAATATATACTCAATATATAGTGGTTTCGTTTATAAAGGTTGGATGCCTGAAATCCTCGATCCAGAGGATAATCCAACGTTTCCGTATCTTACTGAGTTTAATCCTACTGAATGGTGTAGAGCAACCAACCAAGGTGACTTTGATCCTAATCTAAGTTATCAAAATGTACCTAGATTACGGGTTGAAAAGTCATCCGATATCGCACCACAACGGTTTAATTGGTATGGGCATTATTTAACCTTCCCACCAGGGAATGCTAAATATTCTCAATATAACTCTACTCGTCCTTGTGCTTATACAGGATTAATGGCAAAGGCTGTTACAGCTATTCTTGGATATGGTAATTTTAATGTTAATGATCCTGTTGAATACGATGCTCTAATTAATGACTATCTTGATGCTGATTATATAACAAATACTAAACAGACTGGTTTTCAGGTTCAGTATGATAACCGCTTTACTCGCTCTCACCATATTACTAAATCTTCCAAAGGTAAATATTGGTTAGTAGAATGTAGTATTACTAATGGTGTAATAGCTATGCCATTAAAGTACTTAAATAAAAGTTTGTTTAATACAAATCCTAATAAAGACTGGCCGGTATCTGAAGTTATACGAGAACTGGGTGGTTTACCTTCTGGAGAACCCTTCCCTGAAACTCGTCAGGAAATACTAGACTTAATTGCAGATAAAGTTATAATCGAATTAATGCATCCCCAACATTATAATGATGCAGTCGGGGAACACGCTACTGATCCTGATAAAGGATGGAAAGAATACGCTGAAACTAATTGTTGGGCTATGAATGAAGAAGGTACGGAAGGTAGAGTCACAGCTTTCCGTTATAAAGATGGTGATGTTAATTACCGTGAAGGTGGATACTTCCAAATAATTATTAATATAGGAACGAAAAGTGGTAGTGCTAATATCATTCAACTACATGACCCTAAATGGATGATTCAAGGTTTTAAAGCTGATATTACTTATCAGTTTCCCCCAACTGTACCACCAGAATTAGAGTCAACATCCTTCTATGGTAAAGGTGCAGCAGTTAATGACAATGGTGTTTCTTTTTATCACCAAGACACTGATTCATTTGGTGGTCTAAGTATTACTACAACAAAAGAAAAATGGGATGAAGTATACAATGATGTACCAAACGAAACTGAATGTGTTTGTTGGGTAGGTTATATTAACGGTAGTTGGGAAGAAGTTAAGTTTCACACTTGGAAACTTAACGATCTTGAAGACACTTATTATGATGATCCTGTACCTAGGAAAGATTATCCACCAGGATACGAGCAATATAATGTAGGTATATTAACACCTAAAACAGGTGGGGGAGCTGTTGGGTTAAAATTTTGGAATCCCAATGAACTCGATATGGTACGTTATGCTCACGTATTTTCAACTTCTCGCCCAAGTTATAGTAAACAACAGTACATAAAAACTTGGAAAGAATTACGCTGGAACTCTATTGATAGTGTTTCTTTAAGCGGATCAGATACATATCTCTATAATGCTTCTGCTCTAAATATGGTAGGATTTACTCAGTTTTTAATTAACATACCTGGGCCACCATATGAAGATGACCCAACTACTTCTAATTTTGATACTGCTCTAACTCAGATGCATTATTATGAGTTTACTTACTCAGCTTTTTGGATACTAGAGTTTCCTGATATAGAAACTAGAGTAACTATACCTCCACATAACCGTTCAGCCTACTTCTTTACTGAATGGGAATATATGCCACGAAGCTATGGGCCAAGCGCACAAGTAAGTGGTAATGGTGGGGATTGGGCTTATGGTAGTCCTCATAGAGGCACAAATCCTGACGGTCAATTTGGTGCGTATTATACACTTCATCATACTATTACTTGGTCTGCTACATTTAAAACAGCTCGTTGGATTGATGGTCATGCGGGTAGAACAGTTCGAGAAGAACTGCCTTCTGGTGTAAGTGGTAAAATACCGTTTCCTGGGTATACTCTTACACCTTCTGCTATGCCTTATAGAAATAACAAACATGCGTTCTCACCGCCTTTTACTATGTTCCCTGCTGATTATATGAACCATGATCAAAATAGCTATTGGGGAGATATGCCTGTAGATTGGGATCATTATATTTCTAATGGACAAGCTAGAATACTAGTCCAAGAGACTGGTAATGGGTGGCCTGCTGAGTTTCTTACATGGCATAATAATATCATTCATTCACCAGGGCATCCAAATGATGTAGAAACAGGTGAATTAGGCCAATGCGAAGATTGGCATTTAAGAGCTAATCATTTTACACATTTCAATGGTACAGTATTATTCAACGGATGGAATACCTATAAAATGTGGGCTGATGGAACACCTAAAGGATACCTTGGAAAACGTGATACTCCTAGCCAAACATTTGGAAACATGACTTATTACTGGCAAGATCTAGGAGCTAGTGCTAGTGGTCAAGTTGCTGCTCAATGTGAAGAAGTAAGTGGTAAAGTTCCTGAAGGTGGAACACCTATTTCTTTACCCGTCCCCTATAGTGAATTATTTCGCAATAGTATTAATCTAGACTATAAATCTGATGCTTATCACTGGAATGTGTTGGTAAGTAATAACTATAATGAGTGGCAACCTTATATTAAGACAGAAGCCTTCCTAGTTTGTGATACCTTTGGGCTTATACCTTTCCAAGATAAATATATAAAAGGTACTGATACTCCTGATTGGAGGTCTGAAATACCCCCAGGATTCTCTGCTGGTGATGCTGTACCTACTTATAATTGGGCCAGTGATCCTGAAAATCGACTAGATGACAGCGATATAACAGACGAAAAAACTCATAAATCTCTGTACCATGTGTTTTGCCAACATGCTGTTATGGGTAAACCTGCTATTTTATACTCTAATCTTGATACTGTTAATACTAAAGGTTTAGGTACTTATGATATCATAGCTAAAGGCATTCATCCTGCGCTCCCCGATACTGAGGGCGATGATGAGTATATGAAGTTCACTACTTTTATCGGGGTTAATTCGGAGTAAATTATGGCTACTATTACTGGTATAACAGAAGTACTCACATTAACTGAGAACAATGCTTCACTTAATCGAACTAGGGGAATTACTACCTTAGTTGAGGCTATGCTTCTTACTGAGGGGCCAGCAGGTATCAATGGTACAAGAATCGTAGGTTCTACTATTGAGATAACTGCATTAACTACTACTCAA